TACTAAGCTATACCACACGTTGAACCGCGAATCCGAATTATTGGCTCAATACGGGCAACAGTATGGGTGGTCGTGTTTGTTCGTAGGCTGGGAGCAGAAAACTGCGTTGAAGCCTAGAGTGTTGACTCTGGACGAAATAACCCAGATGTCAGAGCAACTGGAAGAAGGCGACCCTATGAAAACGCTGCCAGAAATGATAATGGACGAATCGCAAGAGGATGCCGTTATAGAAATTCTGGAAGCCCGGTTCCCCGGAATAGAAACGAAGAAAGCTAGAGCGGCGGTGAAAGATTTGCGGGATGAGGGTGAGGCGGTTATACCCGAAGCTTATATTGCGGTGAATCAGCCAACGGTGGCGGCGTTAAAACCTTGGGAGGAGGTTTCGTTTCCGCCAGAGACGGTGGATTTGCAGTCGGCGCGTGTGATTTTTAGGCGGACGTTTTTAAGCGAAGCCGAATTGCGCGCAAAAGTGGTGGACGAAGGTTGGGATGAGGATTGGGTTGAGGAAGCGTTGAAGACCGCTGGAAAATCGGTGGAATTCCATGACTTTACCCAAAACATAACAGACCTTACGGTTAATAACAGCATTACAATGTATGACAACCTAGTGGAAGTTGTGTATGCGTACAGCCGCCAAGTTGATAAAAACGGAGTTCCGGGAATTTACTTTACCGTTTTTAATCCTATAATGACCCATGAGTCTGACGGAGAAGCTAGTTATGCCAAGCATGAGTTGCTTGACTACGCGCATTGTCGGTATCCGTTTGTGGAATACCGGCGCGAACGCCTCAAACGCCGCATTACGGAAAGCCGTGGAGTGCCTGACCTTTGTCGCACTTGGCAGAACGAAATCAAGACGCAGAGGGATTCCGTGTTTGATTCAACTTCGTTTGAAACGCTGCCGCCGATTATGGTCAGCAAGCGATTAGGGTTGGCTAACAAAATTGGCCCGGCTGTTCAGCTTCCGGTTACTAAGCCCGGTGAGTACGAGTTTATGCGGCCTCCAGCAAGGACGCCGAATACGGCTCTTAATCTTATAGACATAGTTACTAAACAGGCGGACGAGTATTTTGGAAGAGCTAATCCTAGTATTCCACCTACTCAAACACAGCTTAAACAACAGAGGTTGGTAAACAATTGGTTGACGACGTGGACGGAAGCGTACCAACAAATGTTTTCTTTATCGTTGCAGTATTTAAGTCCGCAAGAAATTCAAAGGATAACTGGCGTAGATAACATACCGCAAACGGATATGCGTCAGTTTGACTTTGTGTTGAAATTTGATGTCCGAGAAATGGACACCGAGTACGTTAACAAAAAATTGTCGTCTATCGCGCAGTACGTGGTTCCACAAGATGTATCGGGGGTTTTGGATCGTAATAAATTGGTTGCCATGATTACTAGGTCAATCAGCCCGGATATAGCGGAAGAGTTGATTGTGGACAAGACTTCTGCCAGCCAAAAAATGTACGAAGATGTCAAGAATCAGATTGGCCAAATGATGCTGGGTAATGAAGCGACGTATACGGAAAACGATCCTTCAGCGCAGACTAAAATGCAATACGCACAGGAAATTGTGGGTAGGAATCCTAAAGCTCAAGCTGCATTGCAAGGAGACGAGTTGTTTGCACAATTATTTGATAATTACTCTAAAAATCTTCAAATGTCAATTATGCAACAGCAAAATGCTCAAATTGGTCGTATTGGGGTTAACCAAGTTACATGATACAGAAACTAGAACCTTTTACTTTTAAACAAAGTAGGTTGTGGGATGCAATAATAGACAATCTTGCAGCGGCTATTGATGTAGAGACAGCGTCGGCTATAAGTAATGAAACAAAGGGAGAAGATAGAATACACCAATGTGGTCGTTCTGAAGGACTTTCAGATTTCAAAGAACATTTGGAAAGTTTGCGAGCTATGGCCTTGGCTAAGATGAATTAAAACTCGTCCTAACACGGCCAAACTCTACCTAAACGTACTTAAAAATAAAATATTTTGTGTACTATGACGTGATAGTTGCGTTATATCACCGCGAACGAATAGCTGCGGAATTCGTAAAACATCCGCTGATAAGCCTTCTTGCCGGGCTATAAATAGCATGAGTGAAAACATAGTAGCTGGAGGAGATAGCACTCCAGAATCGACAGAAGCTATCACAATCGATCCGGGTTTGGCGACAGACGTGGATGGACTCGCAGGACAACTGGAAAGGATGTTGACACCGCAACCGGAGCCTTCACCGCCTTCCGAGGAATTGGAAGAAACGGAGGAAATGGAAGCTCCTTCTGATGAGCCGCCGAGTGGCGAAACTTCGGAAGAAGGAGAGTCTGAAGAAGTTCTTTCTCAAACTGAATCAGAAGAATCTGCGGAAGTTGAACCGGCAGCAGAAGAAGAGGTTTCAGATGGGCCGTCACCCCAAAAAGGGTTGTTAAAGCGCATTGATAAACTTACTGCTAAACGGCGCGAAGCGGAGGAAAAGGTAGACGATTTGGAATTGGAGGTTAAACGGCTTCGCGAAGAGATAGATTCTCGCGAAGATATGCCAGAGATCGCCAAAATCCCTTCAGCTAACCCCTATAGTAATTTGACATCTGCAAGCGCGGTGCAAAAAGAAATAGAGCGAGCCGAAGAAATCGTGGAATGGTGTGAGGATAATCCTGACGGAGCTATTGTAGAGAAAAAGGGAGGAGAAGACATTGATTATTCGGCTGAAGATATCCGTAATATCAAGAAAAACGCCCGCAAAGCTTTACGAAAGCATCTACCGGAACGATTGGAATATCTCAAAGAAGAAAATGACGTTAACGCCCAAGTTGATCAAGTTTTCACCTACTGGAAAGATAGAAGTTCCGTTGGATATCAAGAAGCAATGGAAATCCTTAAAAACCGCCCGGAAATCAAAACCAATCCAACGTGGAAAGCTGACGTTAGTATATACCAGCTTGGGCTTCAAGCGTATAGAGAAATGATTAGCTCCCCTAAATCTAACTCTTCTAAGCCTAAAGCTAAAGCCCCGGCGCAACCGGCGGCTCCGACTGCGGCTCCAGCTAAACCTAAACCGACTGCGGCCCGTTCAGCTTCTGCTAGAAAATCTTTTGATGCACAGCGAGATGAATCTTCTTTGGCAAACGTAATCTTAAACGATTATATGTAACACAGGGTATGTGTAGTACCCGCATTAAGAAAGATAAAATCAAATGGCACTTCTTTTAGAAAAAGGATACAGCGTCACCGGCCAAGACTATAGTGCTTCTGGTGGGCGTGAAGATTTGTCCGATTTAATCAGCAATGTCGATGCAAAAAGTACTGTTTTTACTTCTCTCGCGAAGAAAGGCAAGAAGCCCGGCAATGTTGTGATGGGTTGGCAAATGGACAAATACGATGCACCTTCGGGAGCGGGTATATTTGAAGGTACGGATGTGGTCACATCGGACTACGTTAACCCGGCTAAAGACCGTGCGTTAATGCAGAACTATGTGCAGATTTTCCGTAGGTCGTTCCGCATATCGAATCTGGCAAACGAAATTCAAGTAGTTGCTGGAATCAAGTCTGAATTAGCCAACGGTATCGCCAAGAAATTGGTCGAGATCAAGAGAGACATGGAATATTGTTTCTTGGGCAACGCAGACGCGGATGTAGAGAGTGGTTCTCAAAACCCGTATATGACAAAGGCTTTAGGTAGCTTTATTACGGCAGCGGGTACGGCTCACAATACCACGGACGATGTTGTTGTACCGGCAGCGTACAGAACTCCTACCGCTTCAATCGAGGCGACTGCTACGACTGCACTCACGGAAGCCAAGGTGCAAGATTTGCTGAAAAGCATTTATAACACCACCGGCTCTATTCGTGATTACGATCTAGTTTGTGGCCCGACGTTGAAGCGAGTGTTCACCAACTTCACGCAAAGCATTACTAATGTTGCTCGTGGGGACGTTGATGCTGCTGGTGGCGACAATCAGCTTGTTGGTTCTTCTGCGTCTATAATCAAGACGTTCAACCAAGATGCGGCTTCTCGCAAATATATCAGCGCAATTGATGTGTTTGAAGGTGATTTTGGCCGTTTACGGCTACACCCCAGTACGCATCTAAACACTACGACAACTACGGGTACTGACGGTAACGCAAATGAGACTGCTCACGGTGGAACCGTCACGGATCGTCCTACGCGGGGTTTTGTCATCCCATTTGACATGGTGGAAATTCGCTACGGCAAACTTCCCCAGATCAAGGAGTTGACCGACAACGGCGGTGGCCCTGCCAGAATGGTAGAGGCAATGGCTGCGTTGGTGGTTTATAACCCTAGCGCGTTTGGAGCCTTCAGCGCAGACAGCTAATAATGTACGCCCCAGAGGGATTATCGGACGAGATGTCCGCCCTTGTGGCGGCGAATCTACGAGGACGGTTGGCTCGCGAGTATCAAAACTCGCGGGTCAACCAATCCTCTAATATAGCCGAGCAGTCTAAGGGAGAGTCCAACCATTCTATCCTTGGGCAGCACAAAGCCCGGATAGACCCGACTAGCTTTCACCATTGGGGTAAGCGGTTAGGCTATGATTGTTGGAACGACAGACAATTTATTAAAGAGTACTTGCGAGACAACCCGGAAAGCCGAGTTAACGCAAAAAGTTCTAAAGTCCAAGTTGGATATGGAGGTAACAAGCCATTAGGTTATTACGATACGCCTGTTGGACGAGTGACCTTTAGAAAAGTATACGGACGAAACCCACGGGTAGAAGTCGATGCGAACGCTTAAATTTAGCGATGTGGTTTATGGGGTAGCCCAGTTAGCTGGGTTGGATAGGGATAACTTACCCAGCCATTTTTTTAAGCAAGTTCGGGACTTAGGAGAGCAACGCCTTCGTATAGCTTGGGAAACCGAGTACTGGCCAGAAACTATGAAAGTTAGTTCGGCTACAGTTACTACCGCAAGCGATATTAGTTCTATGGCGTATCCGTCAGACGCTGGAGAAATTATTGAAGTATTTAGCAAAAACCCTAAAGCTACTACTATTGGCAAGTCTCTTGATTTCGTATTACACGATGACGGTAGCGATAGTGATACTAATTCTGGTAGGACAGTTGTTGTATACACTACCACAAGTCCTCTATTCATGGAGTACCGAAAAGTTTGCCCGGAGTTAAAGGGGGATATTACAACTGCTCAATTAGAGGTAGGAGATCAACTCTATTATTCGGGTAATTTTTGGGAAGCTAAGACAGT